TAAAGGACCTTCATCAAAATTGATAATGGGTATACAAAATATGAGTAATCAGGAAGAAGAAAAAGACGAGCTAATGAAAGGCATATCGGATGCCATCGTTAAAGTTCAATCAGAAAAAGAAACGCTAAAGATCAAGAGCCTTTCTAGGCACAATCCAGAAAAGGTTGCTAAGATTCTGTATCTGCACGCACTTGGATGCTCGCAGACCAACATGATCCGTAGGCACAACATTACGCGAAGCACAATTGTTCAGGTGCTTGTGGACTACTCGGACTACACGGGTTCCTTCAAGGACCTAGGCGGTCAGTTATCCGCTAGGAGTTACATAAATCTAGAGTCCCTAGAAGAGGATATGATCGACGCTCTTAGGGTAAAGATGGATGCGGGCTATGAGCCAGAGTTCAAGGACCTAAAAGAGATATCCATCGCTAAATCCAACTCCCACAGGCAGGCTATGACAGCCAGAGGGGAGGCATCGAGGGTGGTTGACGTAAATACTGTATACACGGCGCAGGACTACCAAGACACCTTGGATGCCGCTAGAAAGCGCATTCAGGAAATTAAAGACAGGGCTATAGATGCCGAAGTCATAACACAGGAGGAGGAAGATGAATGAAGAGATTCTAAATAAGTTAAAGGAGATACTTGGAGAATACTACCCCAACTATCTAATTGTGGTTCTCGACGAAGAGGGCGAAGTGCAGTCGGACTACACTACGGTTTCCGTAGCCCGAATGCTAATGAAGGAAGCATCACTGGACTTTAGGGACGACGCGGTTGAGGTAGTTTGGGACGAAGAAGAATGATGGATACATTTACTACAGTCGTAACAGTCTTAGCCCTTCTTTTTTTGTTCATAATGCATTCCCCAGTCTCCCCAGATTGATTTAAATATGCCCGAATACAAATGGCAGTCTCATCCGCTCATAAAAGCCCCCACAGACGAGGACATACTTCTCCTAGGGGAGAGTGACCCCCAAGCCCTTGAAGAGCTTCACAGGGTGCGTGAGGGGCTTATACGGGCATCTCAGGAGGACCCCCTGAGACACGGCTTTGATTTGGAGGGATGGGGCAGAATTCGATCAGGTATTCATGAATACAATGAAGTTCTAGCACTTGGGGGAAACAGGTCTGGCAAAACCACGGGGTGCGCTAAACTCGTCATGGAAGCCGTTACCAACAATGCGGAGGGTCACGTAGTTTGCTTTAGTCAGAACGCGGATACATCAATCAAGGTTCAACAAGCCGCAGTTTGGGAGATGATGCCCAAGGAGTTCAAGAAGAAGACCAAGAGCATAGATGGATACATCAACTTCTCTATGCAGAATGGATTTACGGGTTCCAGCTTTATCTTCCCAGACACCAAGACCCGCGTGGACTTCAAGACATACACGCAGTTCAGCAACAACCAGACTATCCTAGAGGGTTTTCAGTTCGGCTTCAAGAACAATCCAGAGCTGAACATAGGTGCATGGTTGGACGAATACTTGGGGGATGCCCAACTGGTTAATACCCTGCGTTTCCGCCTAGCCACCCTGAACTCCAAGATGCTACTGGGATTCACTCCCATTGACGGATACACACCTTTCATCTCGGACTACCTGAAGAACAGCAGGACTCTAGCTACTAGACCCGCAGAACTCCTAGGAGACAAAGAAGTTCCCGTAATTCAATACTCTCCGCAGAGGGATGCCAGTATTGTCTATCTGCACTCCGACGAGAACCCCTTCGGGGGCTATGATCGGATCAAGAAGGACTTAATAGGTAGACCCGATGAAGAGATAATGGTTCGTGCCTACGGGATACCAGTCAAGAGCGTCACATCCCTTCTGCCCCTGTTCTCCACGGAGGTCCAAGTTTTGGGCGACGAAGAAAACAAGAACGGTATGGTGTTCCCAGATGTCTCAGACCCCTCGGAGTTCACCTGCTACCAAGTGGTTGACCCCGCGGGAGCCAGAAACTTCTGCGCCCTTTGGGCTTCCGTCAATGCTCAAGGAGAGGTGTATATCCAAAAGGAGTTCCCAGAGAGATCGGAATACGGGGAGTGGGCAGTGTTCGGGGAGAAGTGGAAGTATGGGCAGGGTGCAAAAAAGATAGGCTACGATATACAGGGATACTGCGCCCTGTTCGACGAAATAGAAGAAGAGATGGGCATCGAGGTCTTTGAACGCATCGGGGACTCCAGATACTTCGCAAGGGAGAACGAAAACAATGCTGACCTATTCAGCTCCTTTGCGGAATTCGATTTTCACTTCGTCCCCTCGGACGGTAGACAGGAACTCATTGGCATACAGGCATTGGATGACTGGTTCTCATATAACCCCAACTACGAGTTGGATGAGGCGAACAAGCCCCTGTGCTTTATACATGAGTCCTGCGAGAATCTAATAGACAGCCTAATTAACTACAACGCTCAGGGTAAAACCGACGAAGCCCTCAAGGACTTTTTTGACTTAATACGATATTTAAGGATGGCTAATGCTGGAGATGGTCCCCTGCATTACGACCCCATGGATTTACAACAAACAAAAACAACAGGAGGATACTGATGAAACAAAGCGAACTAGCAAAGAAATACGGGATTACACCCCAGAGAATAGGTCAAATCCGCAAGAAATACTGCGCGAAGGAAGACTTTTGCGAAAAAACAAGGGAGCTAACCGAGACAGGAATCCGCAAAATACAAGAACAACTGGACAAGGAGGACGATGCTATTATTGAACCCAAGTTTGTGAAAGTTCAAGCCCTGCGCCAAACCCCAAATAGATTGTTTTGGTTTTGTAAGTTATTTGAAAAACCCGTCCGAAAAGTAACCGTAGCAATTCCATCAACTCACGCGGACAACATTAGACCCCTGATGATTTTCCAAGCTCAGGAAATTGAAAAATCAAACGAAAAATTCTACAGACATGAGATTATCTACAAAAGAGAACTCCAACGAGAGCAGAGAATTAAAGAAATTTATAAGTAGGCACTCAAGGGCATTCGTGGATTGGGAGATTCTTCATAGAGCCGCGCACGACAATTACGAAGAAGTCCCCTTGGACGCATTGCTGGACATGATAGCCAGAGACAATCAGTGGTATACTACATTTTTAAACAACATAAAAGTTAGATTAAAATAAATAACTTATGATACACTTTGCCACCAATGGAAGATAAAGAACTAGAAGCCTACTACGTTACATCCAAGCCAGACATAAATGAGCTAAAGAAGGACTACGAGAGTGATGTCACTGAACTCAGCGCCTACGTGTCCCAGTGCCAAGATAGTTACAACAATCGAAACGCGGAGTGGGTTGGAAAAAACAGCCAACTAACTAAACAAGGGGACGATGCGTTTCCTTGGGATGGCGCGTCGGATACCGAAGTTAGGCTCATAGAACAATGCATATCTACATACGTGGGTCTAATGATGAACGCTCTAAGCAAGAGCAACATTAGAGCGTATCCCACGGAGTCCTCGGACATTAAAAAGGCTGGTGTAATTTCGTCCTTCTTGAAGTATATGCAGAAATCCTACATACGGGATTTCCGTTCTGAATGCGAAACAGCCGCAAACAATCTTCTAGAAAAGGGCATCGCAATTACATACGTGGACTACGAAATGAAGTCCAGAACTCACGACGAAGAGTTTAACCTAGAGCTAATTCAAGAGGTTGCTCCCGAACTCTACGACCTACTCGCGGATGAAAGTCGGGACGAAGAAACCATTGCGATGATGACGGATATGTTCGACTACGTTGACGTTCCAAAAGCAAAGAAAGCTCTAGGGGAACTCAGGGATTTCGGGGTAGCAAAAATACCCGTAGCAAAGAAAGATGTGTCTCGACCCTTCGTGGAAACAAAGTTCTCGGACATCGACATTGTTATACCTTCTTATGTAACAGACATACAGCGCTCACCCCGCGTTCATATGCGTGCGTTCTTGACCCCTCAAGAAATTGAAAACTGCGTGGAAACCAAGGGCTGGGATAAAGAAATTGCAGAGGAATTAATTGAGAACTATCGGGGATTTGATTACTCTGGTATGAATCAAACAACCTACAGCTCCCTGCGATCCTCTCAGGCAAGGGGCGGATCAACATACGGAATGTCTGGCATGGTGGATTCCAAGGATTTGATTGAAGTAGTATTTACTTACCGTCGATTAATTGACGAGAAAAGCAATTCAGAAGGAATTTATTTAACTGTTTGGAGTCCTCGCTTAACCACGGGATATCTTAACAATGAGTTGATGTCTGGATATGACGAATATCCCTTTGTCCTCACTAGACTAAGTAACGCTGGAAAGCGAATTTACGACGTAAATACATTTGGCGACTTCCTACGTGGACCGCAAAAACAAATGAAGACACTGCGCGATGGCTGGAGTGATCAAATGGCTTTGGCTGTTGCCCCACCGCTACTTCACCCAGTGGGTCGTCCCCCAGCGCAAATGGGTGCAGGCGCGTGGATTGGAGTTCGTGCAAACGAAAAGTTTGAATACATGAATGTCCCCAATACTACTGGTGCGGCTAGCCAGTT